TGCTCCGCGCGAGCCGGATTCGCATTGAGGATCTTACCCTGCTCGGTGAGATTCCAGTGCTCCGCGGTGAACGGATTCTGTCCGCCCCCGCCACCGCCGCCGCGATTGCCACCAGCTCCACCGCCGGCGCTTTCGAGCAACCAGTGGGGGCGCTTGTTGACGACATCAGCGAGCCAGTCCTTAGCTGCAAGGCCCTGCGAGTACGACGTACCCTCCTTGACCACAGCAACGCCGTCCTCGCCGAGCTCCAGCGTGCGGTCCGACAGCAGCAGAGCGTCTTCGACTGCTTCGTCGCGCAACCCGACCGCCTTGGCCGCTTCGCGAACCTGCTTGTGGACCTTGCGGACCTGCTCCTTCTGCGTGAAGGTCTGGATGACACCATCCTTCTCCTTCAGCTGTTCCTTGGTCTGGCCGAGCTCACGCTCCAGCGGAGCCAGCTTGCTCTTGATGCGCGTTTCGACAATCGCGTTGATCGCATCGTCATCTAGCTTGCCCTTGGCAGCAGCCTCGAGCTCAGGCACCCGATCGAGCGTCGCAATGACGTCCTCGATCTTGCGGTCACCGAGAAGCTGGAGCTTCTGCTTATAGCCGTTGGCTTCGGTCCGGGCGGCCGTCAGCGACTGTTGCACCTTGCGCACGTCGTCTTCGGTCTTCATGCCCTCGACCTGGATGACGTACTTGCCGTCCTTTTCGAGGTACTCGCTGTGGAGAGCTTCTGGAACGTCGTCCAGGCTGTCCACTACCATCTTCAAGGCCATTTTCACTTCTCCTGTGGTTTGCCCCCTTGGGCGTTGGTGAACTTAGGTAGCGTCGGCCGGATTGGCAGGGTCCTTGGGCGCAGGGCCAGGACCAAGCGGTTCGGGCGGCTCGGGCTTGTTCTTGGCTGCCTTCTCCGCAAGCTCCCGAGCGAGCTTTGCTTCCGGCGTTTCGAACTCCGGCTCCGTTTTGATAAGAGCCTGTTCGGTCGTATAGTCGAAGTGGGTGAGGTTGCCCTGCACCATTAAGCGGTGGATGCTTTCCATCGACAGAGGCGCACCCTGCGTCCGCTTAGCAGTCATCAGGTTGACAAGGTCCTGCCCGCTCATCTGGTAGTCAGCGAACTCAAGGTTCGGCGTGACCTTCACCTTGTCGGGGTCTGCGCCAATCCACCGTGCCGCCTGCTTCAGAATCATTTCGAGTGCAAGCGCACCCGTCTTTGCAATCTGGTTCAGGGTGGAGGTCTGTGCGCCGACGCGGGTCTTAAGTGCGGTGCCGCTCTCCTTGTCGCCCTTCGCAGCGTCGATAAGTTGGCCTGACCGAGACTCAGCTCTCTTTCGATCATTCTCAAGGGCGTAGCGCTGCTCGGTCAGGCCTTGGCTTTGAACACCGACGTACTTCGCGTCGCCGCCGATGTCCAGTTCGATACGACTACCGGCTCCAGTGCGAAGAGGTTCCTCTCCGAGCTCCTGGGTCGGGTCGACAAGGGGCTTAGCACGCTCGCCGATAATGACCAGCGTATCCTGACCCTGCATGAACAGGTTCTGACGGTAGTCCGCTTCGCCCCTGTATATGGCAGCGCACAGGCGAGCCAGGCTCATCAGCGGCGCTTCGTCGGGATCAGGGTTGATATCACGCGAGTTGACAAACACGAACGGAATCTGCTCGAGCGTCTTGCCCCGGATAGCAGGGGTGCGAAGCTGCTCGGGATCGTACTCCGGAGCTCCGCCACCTTCGTTCGTATAGACGCCGCAGCGATAGGTCCGTTTGCCGTCCACGTCCTCCAGAACAAGCACACGGTACTTCGATACAACGACCCAATCGAAGTTCTCGTTGCGCCGATGGCCGGATTCGTCCAGCACCACGAAGTTGAGCTCAGCACGCTCGTCCCCGATAGCGTCCGCGTCCCAGTTGCGCCCAGCTTCACCGACGTACAGTGCGATGAAGGGCATAGGGTTGCGCGGGTCGGGCTTCACCGGCAAGTCGAGCAGGATGCCGAGCCTACCTGTGGTCAGCTGCTCCAGGTTGATGCGCTGCAACAGCAGCTCGAGCGGTTCACCCATCTCGCTGGCGTTAGTCCGCATCGGTTCGAGCTCGGGAGGTAGCTCAATGACAGGGGACTTGTTGTGCAGCATCCCCATAAAGATCTCGAGTGCGTCGCCAACGTACTCGGGGAACACGGCGCGGAGCAGGTAGGCGTCATAAGCTGCCTGCCCGAGGTTGGCATAACGCCCAGTGCCCGCTCCGTTTCCGGATGCTGGGCTATAAGCGTTCGGGTTGCCAAACCCGTCTAGAATCATGCCCTGCGTGGGCGGAAGGTACTCGGTCGTCTTTGCTTTGACCGCCCGTTCACCCCTCGCGAAATCTCGTAGCTGCCGCCAATCGGGCGATAGGACAGCGTAGCGGGGATGAACAGAATCGAGCGCCATAACCGTTCCTTAGACTAGAAGTTGCCCGTAGTCTTACCACTCTTCGGTAGGGCTCGTCCAGCGGGCCAATGCACATCAACAAAATAACCTATCGCAGTCGTGATATGCTGATACTGATTCTTCTGGTCTTCCTGGAAGGTTGACCCCTCCTGAAGCTGCACTGTAGCCAGACCTTTGTGGCTCCACGGTGCGGTCACAGGGTTGACAAACAGCGTAGTCTCACCAGCAGCATTCAGAATCTTTGCGCGTACAGCGTTCTGGCGGTCCTTGATAGACGGGTGCGACGGACGTACCCGACGCTCGAAGCGCCATTGATGCTTGCGCAGCACATCTTCGATTTGGACATAATCGGACTTGTGGCCGTGCTTCTCACCGCTGCGACCGCTCGGGTCACCGTAGATGTAGACAACCTTATTCTTGTGGTCCTTATACTTCTCGACAAACTCTTCAGCCGCTTGGGAGCTGACAGCGCTCGTAAGAACAATCTCGTCAACGATATAAGGCTTTCCATCCCTGACCACAGCAATCGCGCTGCTCAGCGGCGTGTAGTTCTGGTCGTGCATCCAGAACAGAGCCTCGTGCGGCTTCACGGTTGCGTCCGTCCAGTTGCGGCCACCCTGCCGACCGTCGTAATCCTCGTAGATACGCCCAGTGGCAGTCTCGAAGCTTGCCCGGTACTCCTGGTCGTACTGCTTCTTCGACATGGTCCGCTTAGCAGACGCAATTACGTCGGCAGGCAGAATCTCTTCTGAGGTCCAGTGAAAATAAGCATAGTCGGGGTCGCCTGAGGTTCTGGCGTATTCAGCCATATCGTAGTAATGGTTAAGTCCATCTGGCACTCCGATAAACCAACACCAGGCTCTGTAATCCGGCCGAGTCGGGTTAACAGTGTTGAGAGCTGGCATGATGTTAGCTTCAAGTGCTTCTGCCTTAATGTCAGCAATTTCGTCAATGCCACCTCCAGTCCATTCGATACCTTCAATCCGTTGAGGCTGGTCCAGCCCCAGAATATGGATCTCGGTCCCGTTGGGCATGAAGATCTTAAGATCGGATTCAGACGGCTTACGCTGATGCAACACACTCAGGGTCAACATCTTCATGTCGTCCCAGAAAATCTTCTTGGCTTGGTTGTACGTCGGCGCCCCTAGGAAGTAACGCTCGTTCGAATTCTTCATTGCCTGCTTAGCGACAAAGCGCTTCAGGCGTTCCGTCTTACCAGAACGACGCCCTGCGGGCACAATCGGAAAACGGATACCTGATGGGACCGCATCCAGCAGGCGGAGCTGCTCCGGATGGTCTATTAGCTTGTACCATCGCGCCTTCTGGCGCTGGAGGAGCAGCTCGCTCATGCAGGTGCGGAGTCAGCGAAGTCCTTCAGGGCGTCAATGAGCTTCGCGGCCATCAGCTCTTCGCTGCTGCCATCCTTCTCGATGTACCCCTTGGCCTCCATGTATAGCTTGGTCGCTGACGCACGCGAAGCAGGGGTGCCGTTGTGCGCTAGCCAGCGCAGGTTCGCCAGCATCGCCTGCTTATCAGCTTCGGGGTCCATGACCGCCTGGCGGGTAAGGAAATCCACCTTACGGAGGACATACCCGTCGTTCATAAACAGCTTCGACTGGTCTACAGCGAATGCAGCCAGGAAGCCCATACGGATGCAAGCCCGATAAGCGTCGAAATCCTTCAGGTACTCGTTGACGAATACATCGCGCACAGCCTGCTCGCGGTCGTTGAGAGCGGCTTCGGTGCGCTGAGGATCCAAAGAGGGATCGAATGCCGTCATGTTGGGCGGGCCTTTCCCTACGAACTAAGATTCGACTGCGAGCATACAGCGGCGACTCATTCTTAGCAAGCGACTAATTTTATCGCTTAATTACGATGCGTCAAGATTTCAACGTCCGTGTTACGATTTAGCGCAGCGGTATTCTCACGAAGAGCGCGCGCTTTATCATGTAAGGCTAGAGTGTTCTCCCGGAGCTGCTCGGATAGGATTCGAATGCTACTTGACTCGATCAACGACGCGCCAACAATGGTAGTCGTTTCCGAGTTGTTCGTTTCGACCTTTGCTTTCCCCTTCTGCAACCCCTTAATGGAGATCCAGATGGTGGCGACGAACGTGCCTAGTCCGGCAGCGGCGGTGGGCCAGTCTACACTAGCGATTGTGGAGACGGCTGACATTGCCACCCTCACCAATAGACGCAGCGAGGACC